TTCATCATAGCTAGGAACTTCATCTATAACATCAATCTTTTCTGAATCTTGAACATATCTGAACTTTTCCATATCATAAAGGTTATAGATTTCAGCTGTTTCTGTATCAATATCTTTTGTCATTTAAAACTCTCCAACATATCCATAAAAGTATTCACATCAAACTCAACTGTTCTTCCACCCATCTTAATAGTCACCTTTTCAATCGTGTCAGGTAATCCGAGTTCAAAAGAAGTAGCTTTATAAGGTTCCAAAACAATAGGTTCTCTTACTTCTGTCAAATCTTCTGGTGATAATATTCCACATCTTTCTTCTAATGTTGGCTTTTGCATTCTTCCTCCTTCCATTTACAAGACAAAGATGTTCCTTGTCTACTGTTGTAGTTGTAACAAATTATTTCATCATTTTCACATCTCAAAATCCAGTCTGCTATACCAAACCGTATGCGTTCACAGACAAAAGATGTCACTAATAAGAAACATAACAATACCTTTTTCATTTTACACCCCACTTTTCAAGATATTTTTGCATATCGTCAGTAACCTCACCTAAATGGTCGTTATAATAATCGTTCCATTTTCCTAAATCCACATACTTTTTAATAACCTCATTCGCTTCATTCAGTTGTTCTTGTAAGTGTTCTACCTGTTCTTCAAGAACCTCTATCCTAGATTCTAAAACTTCTTCTTTCATTTAACACCATTCCATTTCTTTTAACGCCTGTCGTGCTTCTTCTGGTAGGTCGCCATCTTTATTTTCATCTGCACAATACTCCAACGCCTTTGTGGCTATACGCAACTGTTCTAGTGTCTTGTAGTGTGCTTTTTCAGATACTTCCAAATTCTTCTGCAACTGCTCAGTTTTACTTACAAGTTGCTTATACTCATCATAGCTAGGAACTTCATCTATAACATCAATCTTTTCTGAATCTTGAACATATCTGAACTTTTCCATATCATAAAGGTTATAGATTTCAGCTGTTTCTGTATCAGGAAATTTCAAATAGTAAAACGACTTTTTTAAATTACCTGCACGCCATTGTTCAGTAAGTGTCTTTGTCATTCTTCCTCCTTCCATTTGATAGTCCCTATTTGTATATTGTTTTTTGAACCTCTTTTATTTATCTGTGTCCTTTCTGGTGCATATAGTCTATAACCAATATACCACCCAAGCAAACAGCCAATTACAAACGAAACAGTAATAATCATTCTGCTTCCTCCACTTTAGCATCGCTTTGGTCTGCAAAGGAGACCTTATAACCTGTCAATTTAGCAACCTCTGATTGTGTAAGTTTGCGACAATGATAATACCAATAATCCTCTTTGCTCAAATATCTTACTTCATCGTCATCATAAGAGACTTCTTTTAAAATGCCAAGTTCGGCATCTTTGTAATCTTTATTCCAAAACCAACACAGCGTTCCTATATCTTCTTTGCTCGCTTCCTGTTCTGGTTCTTCTTCCAAAATGTATGGTTCTTCTTGGTCATTTAACGTTGGGCATATTGTCCAACCATCACCATCATCGTCGAAAGCACATAACACACCATTTATGAACTGATAATATCCACCCTCACATTCTGAATATATCTTTGTATTTGTGTCCTTTAAAGCCATTACATCTTCTGGTGTTTTTAAATAACGTTTTTTCATCTTAAAGCCTCCATAATCTGCCACATTTGTTCTGGTGTTCTATTGTCGCTAACACAGACACCATCTACATCAATCTTGCCATCTTGCCAAAATGTAAATACATCGTCTGCAATCCCTTCATCTCCAATTATATAATAACCCATCTTTTTAGCTTCTTCTTTCAATTCTTTCCAGTTCATTTTACCACTCCACTGTATAATATCCATCTGTCGGTATCGTGTCTGGTAGGCACTTCAAACCTTTACTACGCAAAAAGTCCAAAGTATTTTGTTCTAATTTTGGATTTCCTACATCAACAAACCGAATCTTGACATCTTTTCCACTTTTAAAGATATAGCCTTTTCCGTCTAATATATGTCCGTGAGAATCGCCACCAAGCATTTGGCTCAATTCATAACATTTAAGCTTCATTTTTTCTCTCCATTATCTGCTATTCTTTTTAAACTTTCTGTTATGTCAATTAAAATACAACCTAAACCGACACCAACCAACGCATAATATATTTCAACGGCTGTGTTGTATTCACAACCAAAAAGCCATTGAATAAATCCATAAATATGTGCCATCATCTTTTTGCCTTTATCTTTGCTATCAATTCATCAATTCTTGCTTTGATGTCGTTTCCTAAATATACATAACGCACAAATCTGACTTTATTTCCATAACGGTCAATGTCTTCTTCCCACTTGTCAACAATAGTATGTCCTTTGGCTCGTAATGCAAATATGATTGCTGATAACCGAGTCGAACCATATAAGATAAAAGCTTCATAACTTGTGATTGACTTTTTAAACTGTAAGTGCCTCAAAACTTCCTGTGTCTTATTTGTCATTGTTACCTCCACAAGCACCATAATTTTCGCAATAATAATCAGCAAGTTTTTCTTGTCTTGCTATTTCTCTGCCCATTCCTACCCATAAAGCATACGCAACGCCTGACAAAATCAATCCAATAATGATTCCAATAAATACATTCTTCATAAAGTTTTTCATTTTATAACCCTTTCTTTTTATTACCATTTATGAACCCTTTACCCTGTTCACATTTACAATATAAACATAAAAAAACATATTGTCAACAACTTTTTTCACTTTTTTTTGCCTTTTTTTCATAATCTAGCAAAAATCCGTAATAAGCCCACAAAACCAACGTTGTTGGCGTTCTATTTTTTGTTTCGATTGACGTTACATAGGCGGTTGTAATGTCCAAAGCTTCTGCAACCTGCCTTTGGTATAAACCCAATTCTTTACGTTTTTGTCTTAATTCTTCTATTTTAATCATTTTCTTTCCTTTCATAATGTTCGCTTTCTAAATTTTTATCCTTTAAAACCCATTCTTCACCATCAATAAATACAACCAATGGACATTTGTTTGTAATCAATCCATCTGCACTCTTTTTCTGAATAATCATCCAAGAAGGAATGTAATTCATAGCTTTTGCAATTTTCATCTTTAAATCTTTCATAGTTTATTTCTCCATCTTAAATAATTTGCTTTTTCCTAGATTTTGTTTTTAACGCTTTTTCAACATCCCAACCGAGCGTGTTTATTCTTGTGTATAAACAACCATATGGTATTTTTACAATTTCTGACCATTCCGCTATTGTGTGATTTTCGTTTTTATATTTAATCATTTTGTCCTTTAATGCGTTTATAACTTGTTCTTTTGGTGTCGCCCATCTACAATTTGAAGGCTCATAATTTCCATCGCAATCAATTCTATCAATGGACAGGTTTTCATCGTATCCATTTTTCATAGCCCAATCATAAAATGATTGGAAGTTGTTTTTCCACTCATTACAAATAAAAACACCTTTTCCACCCCAATACTTAAATTCTTTGTGTTTTTTATTATAACATCTTTGTTTCATTGAACACCATATATTGTATAGTCTACTCTCTGTTTTGCCGTGCTTTGTCAAAGATTTCGCTCTTTGTTCCTTCCCATAACAACCACAAGATACAGTAAGCCCTCTTTTTAAACTTTGAATGTTTATTATTTTATGTTTTCCACAATCACATTGACATTCATAAAAATATAAGTATTTTGCTATATTTTTATTTCCACTTTTTTTATTTGTTTTATATGTGGCTTTTTTATATGCAAAATTTAATACTTTTAATTTTCCAAACTTTTTACCTATTAAATCTTTATCTTCATTCATATCGGTTTCCTTTCAATATGGCGACCCCTTTGACGGTCTGGAAACCGACAAATTAAATTTGTTGTCATCGGGGTCATTATTGCTTTTAAATCGGTTTCCATACATTTCATTATAAGCAATTTCATCTTGAATGTCAATAGTGTTTTCTGGAAAAATTGGCTCATACAGACCATTGCTTTGCTCTATCATATCCCTTTGGATTGTTTCGATATAATTGCCTATTTCCTTTGTTGATAACTTCGTTGTTGTCTTTATTCCATATCTGCATTTACAGTATTCGTGGACTAAATCCGTATTGCAAAACTTTAACACAATTCCATCAAGAAAAAAGCCCGTTTCGTTATAAAAATCCACCATATTCTTATAAACAGCCCACAACCAATCATTTTGTGGAAGCGTTCTTTTATTCTTATGCTCTTTAATTGTAATGTCAAGCCCATTACAGCTTTTAAGCAATAATTCTGCCTGTTGCTGTAATGACCTTAAACATTGATATATGGTTTGTTTTGTGCAATACATCTATCAAGCCCCATAATAATTTTGGCGTTCCCCATTTTTGATTCGTGCTAATTCTTCTTGCTCAAACTGTTTCTTTGCAAGCCTGCGATAAAAATCTTCTAGGTCTTTCTTTCGAATCAGTTTTAATGCAATCAATGACCTCAACACAAATACATCAATATCATCTGTCGGTATTTTCATTTTAACTCCTTTGTTTCACGTGAAACATTAAAAAGGTGGCAATTCGTCATTCACAAAGTCTTGTTTTTGTTCTTGTTCTTTTTCTTCGGTTTCAACCCGATTTGCCCAAATATAAGTTGTCCATTGTTCTTTGCCTGTCTTATCTATCCATTTATTACAAGCAATTTTTCCCCAAATCTCAACTTTGTCGCCATCTTTCAAAAGCATATCTGCAAACAATTTTACAGGAATAAACGCATTTTGCCATTTACCACTTTTATCCTTGCCGTTGCCATACTTCAAAGAAAACCTAGACATTACTCTTCCGTTTGAAAAACTCTTGACTTCTGGCTTATACGCATAACCACTTATATGTAATTCATTCATTTTTAATCCTTTCTTCACTCATTTTTGCCAAATTTGCGCAAGCTCTTGGACTTGAATCGAACATACATCCGATTCGATAATCTGCAAGCCACGCCCAAAACCATATAGCACCTACAAATATTCCAAACTGTATTAAATAACACAATCCACTCAAAACAACATCAAACCAATCATTCTTCATTTTTATTCTCCATTAAAAGTTGATTTTATCTAAATTTGCCATAACCTTTGCCAATTCATTCCCTGACGGCAATGAACTGTCCAAACTAGCAACCTCTTTAATCAACGAATCAATCAAATTCGTTTCTTTTGCCGTCAAATCTGCTGTCGCTGTTTCAGCATAATGTTTTGCTTTTTCACAAACAATATCAGCAAATTCTATCACATTTGACACTTTACATTGTCTGCCTTTTGCAATTAAATCAACACAAGTGTCTAAAACTGATATGCTAATACGTTCTTGCTGTCCGTTTGGCGTTCCAGTAAAGTGTTTAATACCTGCGTCAATTCGCTTTTCAATTTCCGCCTTTTTTTCTGCGTTTTCTTCACGAGTCGCTTTTGCTTTTTCAGCAGGTGTTTTTTCTATTCCACTTAAAATACGAGCTACTTTATCCAACTGTTCTTTGTTGTCTTCATAAAGGCTATATTTTTTATCCTCTGAATACGCAACCCAAGTGTTGTATTTACTTGCGTCATATAAATAACGACCTATACCCCATTTAACTGCGGCACGTTTAAATGCATCAGATAATCCGCCTTTTTCTGCTTCAAAATTCGTATCACCTGCACCATCTGATTTTGATACACCGTCTATCGTGATAGTGCATACAAGTCTTCCCATTACTTCTTTGTAATCGTCCGACCAATGACTTCCAAATACTTCGTCAAGTCTATCCATAACGTCCCTTGCGTCAATATATACTAACATCAACGCTTTGTCGCCTTTTGCGTTTAACTTACCCATTCTCCAATGCAAACTTTCTACTGGAAAAGGTGCTTTTAATTGTTCCATTTCTGTTGTCATATTAAACCTCCTGCAATTCTTTTTGTTTTAAATCATATTCCCATTTTGAAACAGATGGATGTTTCACGTGAAACACTTGCCATTCTTCAAAATAATCATCTTCATCAATGTGTTTTTCTTTTACCCACTTACGCATTGATAACACTGGTGTCCCATTTCCTAATACTTTAAATGTTGTAGCCATTTTTACCTCCTAACATTCAATTCCGTGTGTTCCACCAATCAACCGATAGAACTCATTGCGTGCTTTAATTTTCTCTTTAATGTCTTCTTCGGTATTCCATACACTCTCAAATCTGCTTAAATGGTTTGGAAACCACTCTGTTACCATTTGCTCTAATAAAAGATAAATGTCAAATGGTATAACGTCATCATTGTTATCAACGTCATTTAACCAATCATCAACGACCGCAGTGCAAGGATAGTTTTCTTCTTCAAATTCTTGTTTCCTATCTTCAATTCTTTTATCTAAAAACTTTAATAAAGCGTCTGCGATATAATCATATCTTTTTGCTTTTTGTTTTTCTGTCAATTCACTCATTTTTTAACCCTTTCATTTTTGTTATTACCAATTTGTAAAGTTCTAATCTTTTTCCCTTTACACCTCTTATTATAACACATCTTGTTTACAATGTCAACAACTTTTTTTAATTTTTTTAAATTTTTTTATAAATTTTTTGTTTTTTGAACAAAATCAACACAATCATCAATGCTTCGCCACAACAAATACTTAAATCCTAGCGATTCTACTTTATTTTGAAACTCTTTTTGCGAATCTGATTGCCTACCTGCTTTTCCATTCTTTAATTCAACAAAAATACATTCATTTTGTAAAAGTATTATTAAATCAGCAACACCAGATAATGCCCCCTCGGCTTTTAAAGCAACTGCAACTCGTAAATTACGCAATCCACCATTTGGAACTGAAAAGTGGAAAATACCCATTAAATTTAAGTATTTATGTATTGCAACCTGTAACAAATGTTCTTCTTTCTTCATTTAACAACCTCCCAATCTGTCGCTGTTATTGATTTTTCCGATAATGTTAAAAGCATATCTTTTCTATGTTGACTCAATTCGTGTGTCTGCTCTGTCCATATATGCCCATTTCTTAAATAATAACATAACCCATTTAATCTTCTTTTTTGGCTTTTTCTCTGGACTTTATACCCTTGTTCCATTGCTACCATTGCATTTTGAAACTTCATTTTTATTCTCCCTTAAAAATTCAATATACTTCTTTGCTTCATCTAATTCACGAGTCAGCTCTCCAATCCTGACACACGCATTATTTAATTCATTTTCCAACGACTCGCATTTTTCTATCGCAGATAAAACAACACCCTCGCTTCGTTTAGATACTTGCGGTTCTTTATATTCTGCATAATTACCATAAAATGTTTCTTTCTGCATTTTCAAACTCCCTTAAAACAATTTTTCAATGAATCCCTGTAATCAAAAGGATTCCCATTATTTATACGCTGATTTTCAGATTTTGGCAAGTATTCAAGTATTTTTTCTGCCCACCAACCATTGTTTTGCATTGCTCTGGCGAGTCCTGTCGAAAAGTCTAAATAATCCGCTTCTTTGTGATATGCTTTAAAATCCTGAACCATCTTTTGAAATGCAAATCGAAACTCGCCAAATTTGCAATCAGGATGCACAATTTCATATAAGTCAATTTCTGGGCATCTTGCTTCGCCACTGCTTTTCTTTGTTTCAACTTTCTTTACTTCCTTTTCTTCGTCATAAAGCATAGCCATTAGTTGCGATATTGTAGGAAACGTCATAGTCTTTCTAAACCTAAAGAGCTTATAACACGCTTCTTTTATTTGTTCTTCCGAATAACCATTTAATTCTGATTCCCAAATCTTTTTAATTTCTTCTATGTCCTGCCCGTCTTTGCACCAGTTTGGATTACCGTATAAATCCGTCAATCTTTTAATTGCAATATCAAAATTACTCATTTTCTATCCCCTTTCCATAAACATATTTGTCTAACCATTGTTGACCAGTAAGATGCTCATCTTCATCTTCTTTTTTTAGGTCTGTGTTTCGTTCCCAATTTCTAACCGTAGCCTTCCAATCTTTCATAGGATTCTTACCAACTTTCCATCCGTTAGAAGTATAATAATCAAAGAAACGTTCAGCATCTACTTTGTTTTTTCTTTCCAAACAATAATCCTTTACTTCTTCTAAAGTAGGTTTTTTTGTTTTTTCTTTTGTTTTATTTTCTTTTACTTCCTGTTCTTGTTTATGTTCTTGTTCCTGTTCCTGTTTAGGATATCGTTCGGATTCGTTCGGTATCCGTTCGGATTCGTTCGGTATCCGTTCGGATTCATTTAGTTTCGTTTGATTCCAATAATTCTTTGAAATAGTGCTGTTTTTTTCGCATCTTTCATTAAAGGATTCAAACTCTTTATCGATTTGTGATTTTATAAAAGACCAAACAGGGTTGTTTTCTGGGTTGTAATTTGGATACATAGTAATTCCCATCAAAATTTGACCTTGTTGTTCTGCTGTTAAATTTTTAAACAGCTCTCCCCATTCTGCGTATATATGTGGGCTAAATTGTGCTTTTTTCTTTGTCATCTAATACCGCCTTACATTCTTCAATTAAATCTTGTTCTAAAAAACGCCATTCCTTTGATATTGTTTCAAACACCAAAGGATTCAAATTTATGCAACTCAAACGTTCTTCGAGTCGCTTGTAATGTCTAGCCATTTTACGCTTGATTATTGTTTCAACAACAATACATTTACACGAATTTTCTGTTGTTTCCATTCTTTCAACCTCACTTTCATTAAATCATAAGCACTATTGCTTACATTTTTTACATTTAAAACATAAAATTGATATTGTCAACATCTTTTTTTATTTTTTTTGAAATTTTTTTAACTTGACAATTTTTTGAATCTATGCTATATATATAATTGTAAGCGGTCTTCTCCCCCTATATTAAACCCTTATTTATACCGCTTACTTATTACCAAAGCCCGATTGATTTTTTCTTTCGGGCTATTTTTTTCTTGACATTCTTATTAAACCGTGCTATATAATAACTGTTGTGAGGAAAATCATTATACATTTTCAAACAGGGTTTTAACGAACCCTGTTTTTAATTTGACAAACAAAACGACTCGTGATATATAATAATCAACACGGTTAGTTTTTTCTTGAATTTTTCATTCCGTGTCCTTTCAAAAAGTGTAATCATAATAAAAGGGGATTTTTCATCCCCTTTGTCTTTGTTCGTTATAGTGATTATTTTTATACCTTTGTTGATACTCATTCCAATCATTTATGAATGGCTGTAATTTTTCCATCGTGAACAGCTCATTTGGTGGAAAATCAGGAATCCATACACTACAACTTTGATGTGGTTTACACTTCGCAAGCTGTGGATTGTAAATATGTCTATGCAACCATTTATGTGCGGATGTTTCCATCACAATTAAATTGCTCAAAAAGTATGACGTGTTCTCACACGCCAACGGCACGATATGGTGGACATCATATCCTTTTGGTAACGCACCAAATAACTTTGCTTTCCGTCTTTCATCGTGATTGAATACACCATCAAAAGCACCATAATATGCAAGTATGCGAACCTTTGCCTTTGACATTACATTGAAAGCGTGGTCATTACGCCTTTTCTGTCCTGCACCGAACTCATCAAGTGTCAATTCAAGACTCTTCATATTCTTCCCTGTAATTTGTTTCGACATCACCATCGTGAAGCCACACCGAACTTCCGACAACTTCTTCATCTTCTTTATCTGATATGCGAATCAATGTCTTTCCTTCATCTGCATTCAAGATGTCCATTGTTTCAAGAATAGTTGCACCTTCTGGCACATTACCACCGACACAAACAACACCGTCTTTTTTGTATTTATAACATTCTGTATGATACATTTTCTTTCTCCTTACAATAATTATGAGGTTTGTGGCAAATCAAACGACAACACAACGTAGCCATTTGTTCCACCAAATAACGGATAACCAGTTAAACCTTGTATCGTTGATTCAAGATTCGATGGAAAGTGCAACGTATGCGTTGTTGTTGTTCCTGTGTATTGCAATATATTCATAAACGGATTTGTGTTTGAACCAAAACTCGTTGTCGTCAAAGCATTAAAATATACATCCGAAAGTTTAGAACAACTAGCAAATGTTCCCATAAAAGCATAACTTGATGTTACAGATGATAAAGATGTAAAATAAACTGTTTCTAAACTACTGTCATTGTTAAAAGTGTTGTCAAAAACATAAGAACTACTTATTGTCGTCAACAATGGAAAATCTACCGTCTTCAAACTATAACAATAAGCAAAAGTATCTTGCATTGAACCACTAATTGTTTGTAGTTTTGGAAAAGATAAACTTGTTATGTTTGTGTTGGTAAAGCTATAATAAAGATACCCAGTTAGCGTTTCTAAATCAGGAAAAGAAACGGACGAAACAGGCTCATAATAAAATTTACATCTAAAAAAACTTGTAAAGTTTTTAACTCCTGTAAAATCAACAGCATAACTTCCACTAGGTGGTCTATACACACCAGATGAATCTGTATTTCCCAATATATTATCAATACTTACTCCATATTTGATTTTATCACTAGGAATACTTCCAATAGCTGTTGGCATATTGGCAAGATTTTGTGTTGCTGGTAACGTTCCACCTTTATTACTTATAGCTGTATAACAATCTGCTACCTTACCTTGTGCCGCTGTAATTGCTGTTGCTATGCTCATTTATATCTCCTATAATGCATTGATTAAAGTTTCTATATCCCCACAAGTATCGTAGAACAACTTTGCACCGACAACTTGTGCATTTGTTGATGTGCTATCTACACTCGTTGCTATTGGAAGTCTGCCATCTGGTATCATTCCAGTTGAATCTAATAACTGAACATTTAAGTTACTCGACAAACCTACTGAGAATGTGTTAGCGTTGCTGTTAGTGCCTTCTCCGAGTTGGATGGCATACTGATTAGCTCCAGTGTTAGCATTACGACCAATAGCTATTGAATAATTACCTGTTTTTGCATTTGAGCCTAAGGCAACACCTGACGTTCCTGCATGAGAACCATAGCCTATAGCAATACCGTTATTTGAAGAGACCGATGTATTATATCCTATGCAAATTGAATACTGACCAGAAGCACCATATCCTGAGTTGTATGGATGACCAATATAAATAGCGTTGGAGCCGTATGCAGATGCATCATAACCTATTGCAATACCATAACCACTACTACCACCCGCATCGCTACTATAACCAATAGCAATACTGCCTCCTTTTCTTGCATTGGCTCCAACACCAATAGCTATGTCATCAGTTCCTGTTGCTGTTGTAGATAAAATAGCTAAAGCACCAGTGCCAGTTGCGTTATTTGTTAATATACCTGACGGAATAGCTGCATTGATTGATGTCTTACCTGTTAAAGTAAAGCCTTCCCAAACTTTTACACCATTTATCTCTAAATAGCACCCTTGCAAATCTATTGAGCCACGGGTGTAATACTGAGTGTCCCATTGAACACCTAAATAAATTGTGGATTGGTTTGTGTAGTTCGGTGAAAAACTACCTGTCACAGTATTTAATGTTGTCCAAGTGTTGCCGTCATTACTGTAAGAATAAGTGTAAGTAGATGTTCCATCAAACTCTATACACATATAGTAAGTTGTATTCGAGCTGACTGAAACATTACTTGTGTAATCCGGTAATCCTGAAGGTTCAAAGTGTAATTTGCTACCATTAAAGTGCATCATGAACAAATTCTCAAGACACATTGCACGTTGAACACCGGATGTTGTTGAACCTGCTTTAACTTTAACAACAGCTTTCCATGTAAAAGGTCCTGTTTCAGGTGTAAACGGTGCTGTTGCATAGTTTGATGAACTGAAATTAGATAAAACAGTTCCTGTTGTTGTCAGACTACCATATGTTGTGACATTATTAGTTCCTTGTGGTGTGAATGTGACATTGTCCCCAGCAATCGCAATGTCTGATAAAGAGCTTGCACCGCCGCCACCACCGATGTCAATGTTGCCACTGCCCAACAATGATTCGTTGTTAATTGTCTTAATGTTTGTGCCTGATACCAACGTATCTTGCTTGCCCGACACCGCACTTGCCACCGCAACACCTGATTGTGCGTTCGCCGATGTGCTGTCGTATGTTTGGTCTACTGTCGGAATCGTTGGTTTATTCAATATCTGTGCAACTCCACTTACAGCGTTCCAATCAGAATTTACCTGTGCCGCTGGTATTGTTGGCGTATTACTCAAATCATTATAAGAACCACTCAATGCAACACTTGCCAAGTTAGCTGTTTTCGTATAATCACTTGCACTTTCGGAAGCCATAGTTCCAAGTGTTGGCTTGTTTTTAATATAATCTACTGCTAAACTGTCTGTTTGTGTCCAATCTGATTGAACTTGACCTTCTACCTCACCTTTTTCACCTTTTGGAATGCCAAAGTTAAATATGGCGTTTTCTTCCGTGCCTACATTCTGAACATAGGCAGGTTGATTCGGATTTAAAGTCGTTACCGTTCCAATCTGAATTGTTGCGGCTTCACCTGTTTCACCTGTATCACCCTTATCGCCCTTATCCCCTTTATCACCTTTTGCACCAGTTTCACCTGTATCGCCCTTTTCTCCTTGAATACCCTGTTCGCCTTGTTCGCCTTGAACACCCTGTGGAATACCAAAATTCAATACAAGTGCGTTGTTTGTTCCTACATTTTGAACATACGCCTGTTCATTAGGACTCAATGTTTCAACCGTTCCAACACTTACACTAACAGCACTTTTTACATTTATATTGAAGATGTTTTCATCACCTTGCTTGACATTTATTGTATATTCAACACTTGATGTTTTAATCGCATTGTTATTCACATCTGCTGTTACATAGAATGGAATGACCGTTGTAAATGTGCAAGTCTTGTCATTCTTATCAATAAAGTCTATTGAACCATTTATTGCACCAAAAGGAAGTGTTAATGTTTCTTCTTTCGTCAAGTTATAATCGATAATACCACTTGACAAATCATCATATTCTTTTGACACACTTGATAGCTTTATAACTGCTTTAAAATCTCCAACAGTTAAAACATCACTTGTAATATGAAATTCTACCAAATTTCCGCCATTAAAGTCCGTGTCATTGTTTCGGACTATAATTATTCTTCCTTCTTTGTCGCAACAACAACTCATTTTATTCCTCTGCTTCTTCTACATCTTCAACTTCAACCCACGAACAACGAATCGAACTGTCATCAATTTCAACAGACTTCTGCCCGATAACAGTTCCATCTTCATCCAAAATATCTTTTGTTTCAAAATGTGAAGCCTCAATAACTGAATATCTAGGTTCGAGATGATAACCCTGTGCCATTTCATCTGGCTTTTCATCTTCAATCACTGGTAAATATCCCTCTTGCTTCATCAATTCTACATTCTCGTTAAAGTTGAATGCGATGAGGTGTGGTGTTACAAGCTTACGAGGTGCATAACGAACCGTATTTTCATCAATAAATTTTGCGTGTCTAGTCATAATCTTTTCTCCTATAATGTGCCGTTAATAAATGTTCCATCTAATTTTTTTAACCTGATGTTATCTGTCGTAGGTGTTGGTGAACCTACTTTGTAGAATTGGTAAGTTTGCTTTGTCTTGTTGTCAATAAAATAAAATTGATTATTATTAACAACAGGTAGTAACGTCATATTCATATCAGGTTGCCTACATTTAATAAAGAAATATGCATTATTTCCGTTCAATATGTTATTTGCATTTAGTCCGCCAATACGTAAAGTAGAAATATCAGCTTCATCCGCATTATCAATGGCATCCGTATAAGTTAATGTTTGCCTGTCTGCATTTTTTGCCAGTGTATAATTATAACCAATTATATTAAACTTTAACTCGTTATTTTCTTTATAAGTTTGCAGTGAACATTCATACGCATAAGAACTCGTAGATGAACTTGGTCTAATCCAGTTAGTGCCGTCACTTTTCCAAGTTGCTGATTCTCCCATAACTGATGACAAGATAGTCGCCCCAGTTTGCGAACCTGTCAAACCAATCAATATAGGTTTAGTTGATTGCTGTGATGGGACACTGGTGAATTTTCTTGCACCAAAAACATAGTTGGAAGAATTGGAATTGGTTGAAGTTTTAATATGATACCCTATACCATCTTTAGGTTCTATATCGAGGTCAACCATATATCCAGCACTCTGAATAGTGCTTGTTTTTAATGTTTGAAGATATGTGCCTACTTCGTAAGTTCTTGTGATAGTTAAATCGCATTGTGTTTCGCCATATATTGAATGCGATACTCTGATATATGTTACCCCACTAGGAACAACAACGGACAAAGTTCTTGTATCTCCGCCTGTTTGTGAGTATTCAATAGCACCTAATTGGCTTACCCAATCACTTGTTGATGTTCCGTTATATCCGTGAATACGTTTATTTGATACTCTGCTAGTTGTTGTTGTCGTCAATGTAACAATATCGCCTTGTTGAACAGCAATAGCATCCGTATAATCACTTTCGGCTTGTGCTGTTACTACACCTCTTTCAGAAATATAATAACCGTGAGTATTCATATAGGTATATGACATCAAAGTATAGTTGATGTCTTTTTCAATATACGCATTAAAACTACCTGTCCCTGCGTTTTGATACATCTTATTGTATACTTCATCATACAAACAGGCTTCTGCTGTTACGTCTGCGTTATGCCATACTACGGGCTTGAAATCTCTTATTAGTTGTCCACCAATAGACCATTTCAAGTATTTCAAAGAACCTATTAAAAATCTATCTGCTTCACCACTTAGATTTCTTGCACCTATATAAAGGTTATAAGGTATTGATACACTTGTTGATGTATAAGAAGTCATATCGTAGCTAGTATCGTCAATAAATGCTTCTTTGTTAGGAATATCATATTTATAGTAATGCCAATTTGTATCTGCTTCTCTTGCTTCCATATATGGACTTGCAGCACCACATTGAAATCCAATAGGAATTTTAGGTGTTCCGCTTGAATTCCAGTTAATAAATATTTGATAATATTTTTCGCCTGTACCTGAACCACCTGCTGAAACAAATCTCTGCATAGTTGTCGTACTTGAGGGTAAGGTATCAATTTTTCCTTCAAATTCGCAAACAGGAGCTTTGTCTAAACTTGTGTATGAAGCAGTTAATCCTAAGTCTATATATTGCGTACCTGTAAAGCTAATATAATCCACATCATACTTATTCCAACGCTTGAAGCCTAAATCGTATGTCGTTGAACCGTCTGATATTTTCTTTGCATAAAGGAATGTCTTATTGACTCTATCATATAAACAAGGTTGCATTTTTCCATCTAAAACAGGAACGTAATCACGAATCAAAACGCCACTCTTGAAAATCCTGAATACATAAATCTCGCCTCTGAATCCCCATTGCGTTGAATCGCCTATTTTTGTATAAGTAGCACAAAGCATTAAATCTGTTGTGTATTGTATCGTTGAAAATTCTCTGCTGTATTTTGTTGGCGTTCCACCATTCTTTGCAATAGAAAAACCTGTCTTGTCGCAAACAACTTCACACAAATCATTGACAGTTATTGCGTTTTCAACAGCTAATTCTGCGTTTGAATAACCACCAATATACTGCGTTTTTCCACTCGTGTAAATATAGTGCAACTGGTTACCATTCATAGGATTGGCTGAACTATTACGACCGCCAAAAATAGAACTTGAACTCGTTGTATCTGTTAGCTTAAATCTTGCTTCAATCGTATATTCGGAATCCGTCAATAAATCAGGATTGAAGTATTGACTTCCATCCAAAGAAACATATTCAAGAACTTCGTGATATGGTTCTTCTTTACTCTGCTTCACACTTGCAAGCAACAAATCGTGAATGTTGTTTAGCATAAACTTTCTCCTTAAACAGTTGCATCAACTAAAAATACTTTCCACGTTTCTGCCAAATTATCATACTGACAAACAAAGATATAGCTATTCCCTTGCGTAATTGTCGGACTTCCAACAGGCGTTATCGTTGTGCTATCTGTTGTCGTGAAAGCAATACTCGCTGTTGTTGTGCAATCGACAAATAATTTACACCAGTTATCAACACCTGAAATAACGGTTGGCAATGTATATGTTACCGCCTGACTCGGTGTCTGTCCGAATGTCGCATTGCTCGATAATGTATAGGTTGCAGATGAAGCAGGAATTTGTGTATATTCTGGTCTTACACCACGAACTGGGCTTGCAAGTGTAGTTGCTGTTAAATTTGCAACTCCATCTGATACAACGCTTGTTCCGTTGACTTGAACATCATCAACAGAACCGCCTCCACTACCACCGCCAAATTGTTTGACGGCAACACAACGTTGCTTTCCGCTTCCTGTATCTACTACAACTTCTGCGAGCTTTTCATTTAATGTAGCCACATTGCCACTGATTGCACGGACAGGAACAACTCTCTGTCCATTATACATATCATCTGCTATTTTATCATTCATTTTTCTTTCCTTTACCTGCAAACTTCTTCTATGACAAGATTGTTTTTGACGACTTCAATTTCTGCATCCAATGGCTCTATGCTGTCATAATTTACCACTATCAACGCTTCACACGGAACTCCGTTTGTATTTCTTACGGTATTCTTGCAACTCGTCATTACTGATAGAACTATTGCTAATACGATAAGCATTCCGAATTGTAAGATTTTCTTTTTCAATGTTTTTTGCCTTTTCAAACTTTGCACCTAAATAAAACATCACCGTTAAAGCAACGACACCAATTACTACAAGAATTAACGTCATTTAACAACCACCAAACCAACCGCAAATGGTATTTCCCCACTCGTCAATCGGCAATTCATAATCCGTAAAAACATAAGCCACATAAGCGACTACAACCAAAACCGCAAAAATACATTTGCCTTTGTTCTTTTTGAAGAACTCACTTGATTTTTGCTTTTTCGTTTTCTTTTCTGCCATAGTTTTTCTCCTTTCGATAATTATATAATAACAAAACAATAAAGATGTGTCAAATCATAAATAAATGCCAAGAATTAAAAATAACTCTTGACATTTATTATTATACGTTGTAATTTGTTTTTATCAGAAAACGTAATTATTATACGTTGAAACATCGAGGTTGTCAAGCACTTTTTTTTGATAATCGTAAAATAAGTGAAACGGTAGTAGCTTTTCGTATTAAAGTTTTCTGTATCGAAAGTTTCTCGAGCTAGTTAAAGAACAATGGCTTTATCTAGCACCACAATGGCTGATTGTATGGCTTTTGTGGTAAGTGGGTGAGAATCCCGACCGCCTGATACATCTGCACTTATGGGCATACAGACAGACCGATGCCCGATAGACAAAATCTTGAAACGTGTAATACAATCTTTTCTTATAAGAAACAAAAAAGGAAACCTCATTGGCTCCGAAGTCATAAAAGAATGATGGACACTTTTGTTTTTATGCAAAGTTTTCTGTATAGGGACAACTGTGTCCATTGTGTTTTCCTATTTCACCAAAGTCATTTAAGTTTTATAAATGTCCTGTCCGCATAATCAATACTTAAACAATACATCTTGTGGTTTTTCTCTATCAATATCACAATGAACAAAAGATTTATTGAAATTTATCCCAATTCGTTTAAATCCTGTTTCATATAACGCCTTGACAATTTTAAAACATTGATTGCTGTTCTTAAAGGCAATATCTACGGCTTTTCCATAAACGTGTGCAGAATCTGCAACACCACCTACATTTTCGTTATGTTTTGGACATCTATATCCTGATGTGATTATAAATGGAATACCTGCTTTTTCCCTTGCTTCGTTTAATTTTTCCCACAATTCACTTTCAATTAAACACGTTCCGCAACATTTGCAAGCAAATTCACGTTCCTTAAAATAGTTTGTCATTTTTCCTCCATTATAAACAAAGAATAAAAATCAAAAAACTTGTAAATCCTGATAAATACTCCGCATATTCCGTGTATGGCTTTTTAGGAAACAACTTACCACACAAACCATACCAAAACGCAACAAAACTTCCTGCAATCCAAAACCAATGATACGGCATAAATATCGAACAGAATATCGCAGGAACTGTATATCTTATCCACATTCCTGTTACATTACCTTTAAAATTGTAATAATTGCCTTCACCATATATCTTTTTCAAGCACCAATCCACCCACTTTAAACGTGCTTCATCAGGCTCTGTATCATTTACGCCAAAATAATCACCGTGTGATGTATTCCAGAAAAGCATAAACCAAGTGGACACCCACGCAAAGCAGAACCAAGAATACCAATTTTTGTGCAACAAATCAAATAATACATATAAAATCAACACAAAAGCATACAAAGCCAATATCTTAAAAAATCTTGACTCCTTTGTTGAAGTGCCAAGCCATCTCCGCCAAAATGCACCAAACAAAGAACCTACAATCAAAATAAGCGACTTTTTATCTTTCATTTATTATTCATTCTCCTGTATTCCTTATGTTTCCTGATTGGTGTTTCTATTATTTTTTTGTCGCACCAACCTTTTTTCTTTCTTCTGTATAAAGTATCCTCATTTACCTTTAATATCAAGCTCCACTCTCTTATTGTTTTTTTATCTCCATTATAGAAAACAAAAACATTTGTTGTCTTATTTGATGCTTGTTCTTTGTTTGAAACCCATCTGCAATTTTCTGGACAATAGTCGCCATTCACATCAATTCTATCTATCGTCAAATCGTCATTATATCCATTTTGCAAAGCCCATCTTATAAAGTTTTCACTTCCATTTTTGCCGAGCCATTCATCACAAACCTTTATTCCCCTTGCTCCATAATTTTTATACCGTGAATTATTCTTATCATAACATCGTTGTTTTAAAGAAGACCATCTTGAATAAAGGCTCTTATTCGTTGTAACTTTTACATCTTTATTTTTAGGACGTTTTACTTTTTCAGAATGATAACAACCACAACTTATCGTTTTGTTGTATATTAAAGCACTTGCTTCGATTGTTTTTTCTTTTCCACAATCACACTTGCATAGAAAATAATACTTTCTACTGTTGTTCTTTTCTTTTTTGTGAGAAAATTTTATAACAACCAAACGCCCGAACCTTTTTCCTTCTAAATCTTTATACTTCATTTTAATTCTCCAATTAAAACTCATTAAACAATTTGTGGCAATTATGTGAGTTGCATAACTTTCGGGTAGCTTTCCCTAGCCACAATTATATTATAAAACATTTTTATTATTTGTCAACGTGTTTGTGTGCGAAGTAAGATTTTTATATCACTCCTTATTTCTTTAATGTCATCTTTTAATTCGACAAAGTTTTGTTCCAATGTGTTAAACCTTACCTCAAAAACTTCCTGCTTTTGTCGTAATTCAATTATTTTCTTTTCTGCATCATCAATTCGTGGCGGTATTCCATACAATGTAACGCAGAAAGCAATAATACTTGCTAATGCACATATAATGACAATCAAATTCTTTGAATTGCTAATTATGAAGTTTAGAGTTTTGCACATTTACACCCCCAAAGGATATGTCACACATATATCTGAACCACCACCAAAAGACCTAAAATACCAACCTTTTGGAATAAATATTTGACCTACATTTTCTTGCATTGCTCTTACATTTAAACCCGCAGTAGATTGCGCAGAAGCATAAAATTGATGATGTCCTAAATTTATCCAAGACGAACCATCTGAACTTACTTGTATGTAAGAGTCGGTGTGATTCGCTGTATCACACGAATAACAGAATAATAAATTCGTTTCCGCTTGATATGTCGTTTCGTGTAATCTTTGTGTCGGATTTGCATAGTTAGGCATAAACCATTTTACTATTGTTTCTTTTACAAATTCACTCGGATTCATATTGGACATATCAGAATCCATTTTTGAATTTATTACATCCGCTGTAATTCCTGCAGTTTGCTGAAGTGCCGTTTCTGTATATCCACCAACATAAAAGTATAAATAACACTCTGTCGATGGCGGTTGAACTGTATCAGAAAGATGATATGTCGTGTTGGATGAAGATAAACCAACAATAGCTGGGTCATCTGTCGCTTGTAATGTGTATTCGTGATTTCCAAAACCAGATGTTGTTCCCCTGTCAACCTGCTTATTGTTGTATATTCCTAATTCATTTCCTGGACCGACTTTAACATCCGTAAACAAATAATGAGAATGTGCAGGTAAACCAGATTGAATATATCCTCCAACTGTTCCTCTATAACCACTAATACCGTGCTTCGTTCTAGGTAACTTAAATCTTGTATTCGTTTTGTCTAATATATAATACCAAGCAATACCATTCGAAGAATAAACACTATCAGCTTTTTCTTCTTCACCGTTACCTGCTATTACTATTCTATGACCATCAGAACCAACTAATACAGATATTTCAACCTCTAATCCTCCTACTGTATATGTGTCCGTTTCTTCAATCGTTATTTTATGAATCGTTAAACTAATTTCAGAATTTTCATATTTATAAATTCTTTGACCTTGTAAAGCATTCACCGCATCATCTGCACTCATTGATGATGTGTTTAATGTCACATATAAAATATCCGTTGAATATTTCCACGCATAATATGTCGTTCCGCTTACGGTCTTATCATCCGATGGATTACGTATGTAATCGCCATTTATATAATCACTACAAGAAACACCTATTTTAACAGTTCCATTGTTATTGCGAACAATAAATCCTATGTCATCACATAAATGCGAATATACAAAATTATATGCACCACTAGATAGCCAAGACCCGTCTGATAAAACCCAAGACATATCATTTATTTGTTTATCTCGGAACATAAAATCAAGCAATTTAATACTTGAATTTTCAATGCCCATCAAAGATACAACTTTCCAACTTGTTCCGATATAACTTTCATCATCAGTAAAATCATCTTCGTTGTCATCTTTTGTCGATTCCAAAAGCATTGACACACCTGACGAATTTGTGTGCCATAATCTTGCACCTTGCGGATAACCGCCAATCGCACTTGCTATTGTTGATGAAAAAGTAAATGTTCCGCCCGCTTGATAGAAAAAGTCATAAGAAGTTGTTAAATATCCAAGAGCATTGAAGTCGGCTCTTTCTGGCGGTAGTTTACCATCACTCGGGTCACCCTGCGTGTCTATTGGGAATCCATTTGTCAAATCAGCTAATTGTTTGTTTGAAGCGTCTGTATTTAATATCGGCAAAACATTTCTTGTGCCATCTTCTGCAAACTTCTTCAAAAGTATTTCGGGCTGTGTAAAATCTACTTTTTTCATTTTCTACCTCTATCTTTATTTTATATTTTTCTACACTTTCTGTCAAATCAATGTTCTTCATAATCATAGAACGGTTTATGGTTAAACGGTGCAAACGGTTGTTCCGTTGCTGTCTTTCCATCTGCATAGAATCCGAACCATTCTCCATTTGGAACAAACCTGTAATTGACCTTTACACCTGTCGGATGTGGGAATAAATCTGACATAATTATAGCTTTGTCAAGTTTCTCAATAAAGAAGTTAAAAAATACTTCAATCGCCATTGTGCCATAATCAATTACTTTTACTGTCTTTTTTTCATCATTTAATTGACTTTGAAAGAAAAAGTTTAATAATTCATTCAAACTTTCAAGCGTATAATTTCCAACATAAGAAAAAGACTTAAAAAACAAAATCATTCTGTATTTTTCATCAATTTGCTCTGCTGTATAACTAACTCCACCGATTGTTTGTGCGCCTTGCAAGTAAATATCGTGTTCTTGTTCTTCTTCATCAATGTATTTAAAACGTCTGCTTTGATTCAATATCTTTCCCCAAATATCCAAACCATAGCCATGTGCTGTTTTCAAATTAAACACCAATCTGAACCAATCTTCAATCGTTTGTGCATTATCTAACTGCTGATTGATTCCATTTACAAGTTTTACTATTGTCGGACTATTTGCGTATTGTGCTAGCATTTTATACCTCTACAAAGCTAATGTTTGTTTCTTCGATTGTCGGCAATTCATCTATGTCATAATCCAATACATCTGACCAAGTTTCGCCATCTTTTGACACTTTTACATTGACAAGCTGTAAATTACTAATAGACAATTTTGCTATGTTTGCATAAAAACGACTTGCATAAATCGAATCGCCAATCGTTATTGACGGGTCATCCTCCGTTCCGTTCCAATCTGCAATAATTGCTTCTTTTATTGTCGTTTCTGTTGCACTTGATACAGATTGGCTTAAACCAATCTTTATATACACTTCTTCAAAACTCGGTCTTTGAAAATAGTATGTATTTCCGTTATAACTTACTTCAACTGTTTCTGCTGTATTCAAATTTGTCGTATCACAACCTGCACTCTTTGAGTTATAAATTGCTTCGGCAATATCGCTATCCGTTCCACCATTCACACAAATATAAACAGAATGTGGCGACACGGACACTCCTTCGATTGTTCTTGAAGCATTTTCACAATTTTCTTTAACACAAACATCACGAACACCATCACATTCATATAATTCTGCAACCATTGAATCAACAGAACCTGTTGCATTTCTTGCCAACGTCTTTTTACGTCTTACTTCAAAATCCAATCTGGATTCGACATCATAACCAGTTGTGCCTGCTGTTGCATTGTTTACGCTATCCCAACCAGTTATTACCGAATAAATCTTGTTTACGGTATTTGAACCGCACGGAATTTCGCCTGTTTCTATTGAAGCAAATTGAACATCTACCGTTCCGCTTGATGGTATTGTCTTTGTTTCAACTGCTCTGAATAAATCGCCATTTGTATTTTGTGCTACTGCATTTGTATCAATAACCGTTCCTTCAACACCGATACATTGACAAATCACAATACTTGGTTGCGCTGTCTTTCTTTTCATACCATAAAGTGAACCAATAGCGTCTTGAAAGACACCTTCCGCTGTTTCTGGATTCATCTGATTAAATAAATACAAGTCATTTGTGTTTGACGCTTGTTTCATAGTGGTAAAGTCATCAATCATACTTCCTTGTGGTGTTGAATCATCTAACGATAAATCCGTTCCAAAAGCATTTGTAAATACGCCTTGAAAAGCCTCTTTAATATCGGAAGCCTGTGGTGCTATAATTCCTGCGTTTGTGATTGTAATTTGACTTGTCATTTTATTCTCCTATCGTAAACGTTTCATTTTCTTCGTTTGTAACGTGAATTACTGGTGTCAATGTTCTATTTTCAAAGCTCGTCATTTCAACGTAAGAATCTGCAACGCCATCGACTAATAAAGCCTGATTGTTTATTTCTGTTTCAATCGTGTTTCTATGTTCTTCCATTTTATTAAACTCAATTCCACGTTCTACATCAAAAGCACACTCACCTTTCCACACCATTACAGATGAAGCAACATCTTGTGCTAATCTTTCATTCTTTTCTTTTGTGGCGATATTACTATTGTCATCAATGTAAATATCCCAATCGTCATTCAAAGCAAGTGTTTTCATAGTTTTATCCTTTAATCATATCATAACACAATAAAAACAATACGTCAATTTGCTGTTACTGCTGTGCTTGTTGCTTTTACTGTGCCAATTTGTTGTTGCTGTCCATTGTAAACAGGGTCGCCATCCAAAACAACGGCTTTTCCACCACTTCCAGAGCCAATACTTACTGCCGAACCTGTAATTGCTACATTTGAACCACTAATTGCAACATTTCCTGTTGCCGTAACAGTTGCTTCGCCCGTCATTACAGTTGCACTTGTTTCTGCATTTACCGTCATAATTGGTGCATTTACTGTCAATGCTGTTGGACTTGTTACTTCAATACCATTTTCATCAAATTTAATAAATTGCGTTGGTGTTGCATTAAATCCACACAATCCACCAAAATAAATACCATCCGCAAGATTATAACGTCTATATGAACCAACCAATCCAGATTCTATACTTGAAACATCTTTTGTGCAAACAACCAACAAACCAATGTCATTTACAACTGGTGTTGCAATAATAGCATTTGTTCCGTATTGCCATTCAATGTATTTTACGCCATAAATAGGCGCAGGCTCAATTCTTTGCCCTTCCGAATCTGGCTTTGCTACAATAGGAATAACATCAATTTCTTTTTTTGCTTCATCTACTGCAATTACTTTGACAAGCTCTGCTGTATTCACGTTATTTACTACTGAATTTATCAAAAACATCAAAGATTGATAACTGTCTAATCTTTGGTCTGCGTCTAAATTACTTTTTTTAAAATCTACCATAACGAATACCCTCTACACGCATTGTCCATTTACCATTGATTTTTGTTGATAGGTCATAAACAACTTTCCTTACAATCCATTTATCATTCGCTGGCTTTATTTCACTTCCATCTATTTCCAGTATATGTTCTACATCGACATCAAAGATTTCATCAAAATTTAAACTTATACCTGTTTCTGTAAATGAAGGATAACCAACATAGTTGTTTTTATTCACATTCCATTTTGTTACTTGTTGCTCTTTCAAATCCTTTGAATAAATTTCAATTCTTTCATCTCTGATAATTGCATTAAAATCATACGCTTTTGCAATTTCTTCAACACGTTTTCTTAAACCATCTGCTTCAAAATGCGGATTGACAGCTATTTTATCAACTCCAAAATTATAGAATGAAATATTCAAAAAATCACATAAATCTTTAATCAGGCTAGGCGCAGGAATACTACCTTTATATACCGTTGGAGGAATAACGGCAAAATTATAGTATATTCCTGCAATAGCTTGAATTTCAATATATGTATTTGGTGCGGTAGAATAATTTGGCGTTCCTGACACCATATTGCCTGAAAATATAAGCATTTCTGAATCGCCCGATGTTGCATACACTCTGACAGCTCTTTGAACTGCGATGTCGTATGTCCATTTAAGCAATGTCATTCTTGCCATATCCTCTTTTGAAACACCATATATTTTTATACTCGCACTGTAACTAGGCTCTGTTCTGTTTATGCTGACATCAATAGGAACGTCTTTATATACATAGAACAAAGAAGTCGGAGTTAAATCCCCTGCTTCTTGCTGTATTTCCACCCGTAAAGACTTCGTTTTAAACATCAGTTTTCCTCATAATACAAAATCCACCTATCATTCAACCCAAAATAAATCGGGTCAAAATCTCCTTGTGTGTCTTCAAAATACAACTTTCCTTTTAGACCTGTTGTATTATACTGCAAAATGTTTGTCTTGTTTAAGCAGACAATTCCATTTAGCTTTTCTTCATCTTCAATTTTAATGTTTGCATAGATATATTGTCCACGAGTCAAAAGCGTTAAATACACCCTTTTGCCTTCTATGTTTATTAAAAATGTTTGATTTGGCTCTTTATCCGTTGGCACTATATATCTTGACATTTTTATCCTTTCAATGACTTTAATCCGCCACTTACTGTATTTGAAAGTGAAGCACTTTTTACCATAGATTTATCGTTTGTTAAAACTTTCTCGTATGATTTTATTTCTCTAAATTCAAGACGTGCAATCAATAAATATGCACCACCTTCTTGACTAAAATTATAATCAATCTTTTTTAAATTCAATTCATTTATAACACCAAAAGGCGTTACAATTCTACATTTAATTGTAGAATTTACTTTTCCATCTTTTCCCTTTAATGCACCTTGATATTTTAACAAATTGTTTCGTGTGTTTTCAATGCCTGCTTTCCAACCGCCCTTTGCTAATTCCACGACAAAAGTAGATGGTTGTATGATTTTATTTGCTGAACGGAAACTTCCTTTTTCAACTGCATTTTCAACTATTTGCGAATCGTGAACACCATTCATTGAAATAAAAGAATCAAAACTGGCAATATCCACCCATTCTTCTTTTTCTCCAAGATTAAACGCTTTCAAAATGCTATTGCTTATTGCTGAAAGTTGGTCTGAAATTCCTGTCTTTAATTTATCGAACCAGTTGTCTGGCCCTGGTGTTTGGTCGTCTTTCTTTTTAACTTGAACTGTCCATTCGCCTGTAATCCCTGTCAATAAACCTGTCGGGATTCTTCCTGTTACTGTGCTGAATATAGAACCAAGTGATTCGAGCATTATTCGCCTCCACTACTTTGTGCTTGATTCAATGAATTTTGAATCATTGTTTTAACATCTTCTGCTTGTGCGTCTGTCATATTTCCAACACCATTGTTATATATATTCAATTCGACATCATTTCCTTTTGCAAGTGATAATGTTTCAAAACCAGAAGCCTTTTCTAAATTTCCCCACCCTCTTGACTTATAAACGGCTTCCGTATTTTCATCATACCATTGTGTTGTATATTTTCTTGCGTATTCCGCAGGTGCTCTACCTCTCCAATCTGGATGAAACCTTTTATAAATTTCTTTTAGATTTTCAAACGTTTCTTCTCTGCTTTGACCGTTGTTATATGCTGTTTGTTCTTTTTGAAGTTCTGATAGTTCTAAATCTTTTCTTATTTGTTGTTGTGTTCTAGGTTCTGCAACAGGCACTCTTCTTCCAGCTTCTGCGCCAAGTTCCATAAATCCGCCTACAATATCATACCACTTTGGATTCTTTTCATATTTTTCTACTGTGTCTTCAATTCCTTTGTTTGCCATTTCGATTCCATAACCAACGGAATCTGCTATTGTTTTCGCAAAAAACAATCCTGCCGCTGTATTGAACAAAGAAAAACCTGCGCTAGCCCTTGCACCTGCACCTGCTGTCGCTACTTTTCCTCCACCAGTAAATAAATTCTTTAATTTTGAAAGACCCCATAATCCGCCAAGTCCAGCAACTGCTGTTGTTACTTCTGGATTGTCTTTTACAAAATTTGCAACCTTTTCTGCGATTGCTCTTAAATATGGTGCTATTTCTGCAATAGCTTTTACTAAACTGTTTTCAATAGAGTCTTTTAATTTATTTAAGCTCTGGTTTAATTCATCTAATGCTTTTGTTTGTTCGTCATTGATTGCGCTTGTTTCTTCGGCTATCTTTTGAAGATATGCTTCACGTCCGCCTTTCATCGCTTCAAATTGCGAATCATCAATTCCGAATCTATCTTTTAAGTATTGCCTAATAACTCTTTCATCTGTTCCTGATTGATTTTTCTTTACAATCCAATCTGCAATATCTCCCATTATATCAGTTGCATCACGCATTACTCCATTCTTAAATGCGTCTATTCCCATTGAACGCAACTGATTTGCCATAGACGAATCGCCATAGAAAGTTCTTGCCAATCCTTGTTGGATTCTCTCAACTGTTTTTATGGCTGTTTCGCCTGTTCCTGCAATAGCATTAAAGGCAGAACGCATATCCCGTAATTTCTGCCCTGCTATACCTGTTTCTCTCGCAAGAACCGTCATTGAATGTGCAAATTTTGCACTATCGTTTGTTATTTTAGTAAACCCTGCAACGCTGGCAATTCCAAACAACTTACCAAAAACACCGTTTGTTGCTCTTGCTGTTTTTTGTATTTTTTGAAAGTCTTTTTGAATGCTAGAAAGAGCTTTTTGTGCTTGCTTTCCAGTTAGTGAAAATTGAACAACAAATTTTTTAACTACTGTTTCTGCCATTTATCTTTTCCTTGTTTTAGCTCTTTCTACTGCATTCTTATACGCTTTCTGTTCGTTTGCTACTTTTATTATAGCAATTTCGTGCAAATCATACAAATCCTCAAAGCCATAGACCGTCTGCAATTCGTATAATGTTGCAAGTTTCCTATCTACTATTGAACCTATCATAGGCGACACATTGACATAACTTGCCAACGAGTTATCAGTTTCTATTTTGACTTCGACTCGCCGCCTTGTTCTAAAAAACCTAAAACTAATTGTAAAGCTTCAAGGCGTAAACGGTATAATGTTCTAAAATCTTCTACAACTGATTCAATCATTGAACCTTTCATCGGAACATATACACCGTCTTTTTTGAAACTTGCACACTCTAATAACTCGTCAAGTAATGGTTCTGCTATATCATAGCCAACATCACCCATAGTCTTTATTATTGTATTAAAATCCATTTTTGCAAGTTCTTCTAAAACTATTCCGCCTTTGCCAAACAGGCAGAGGACTTTTAAAGTCCATCTGTCTGCTTGTGTTGCACTCATTTCGGTTATTTTGAAAGTCTTTCCTTTATCCCGACCTTCTTCAATAGTAATTTCTACTTCCTTACGCATTATTTCCTCCTTTCTTCAATTATAATGGTAATGATGTAATGCTTTCACATACGAATGTTGCTTCACGAGGTGCAAGCACCCTGTCTGCATTTGGTAGCAATTTAAAGCTCGTTAAAATACAGTTGACCAAAGTGAAAGTCCTCTTTAAAGATGGTAATGTGATAACCATTTGTCCAAAAATAGGAGTCTTTGACACTTCTGTCGTCTGTAATAACAAATCCAATCCATCAAGTGTTGGGCTGTTTGCTTCTAACGTGAATGTAATTGTCTTTTCAACTGGTGTATAACCAGCCGCCATATGACCGTCAACACCCATTCTATGCTCGACCGTTTCATAATTATCGGAAGCCCAAGCACTATCGGCAGAGAAGTTTTCAAACTTCAATCCTGCTGGGAATAAGGAAGCGAATAAATATACGCTTGAATTTGCTGATGTAATGTCTTTACTCATTGTCTATCTCCTTATAAAATGACCGTTGATGTTCCCAAGATTCTTTGAATCGAACCACCGTCCATATACCAGAAGCTAATTACTGGCGTTCCACGTTCTTGACGAACCTGTGTTGTTGGGTCGAGAATCTGTAAATACCAACCTTGTGTTTCAAGTGTTCCGCTGATGTCTAATCCTGCTTCGGATTCAACCGTTGCTTTTTGTGATTCACTCAACTTCACACCTTGACGAATAAATCCTGCATTTACTGCCGCATTGATTGGGTCTAATGAAGCCGCACGCAAGATTCCATATCCTGCTTCGTTATAAGGTATTGTGTTATTCATCATCAATACATTTAACCAAGCATTCTGTAATCCGTCTTTCAAGTAAATTTGTCCGTAATATGTATCTAACCAACGAGCATTACCTGTGCATTGTCCATTTTGTAGCAACTTAAATTCTTCGGAAGCTGTTGCATAATCTCCATAGAAGTTATATCCATTCGCAAGCAAGATTGGTGCTTCTGTTTCTTTGTCGCAAGTAAATGCTAATCCATTTTGTGCTTTGAAAGCCCAAGTTTTACGTCCATTTAATCTTGTTGGGTCTAATGCACCACCGATACCCATAATCATAGCACCAAGCTCTTTTGTGTTATATACTGGACAAACTCCGATATAATCGCTGAATTGATATGCCAAGCAAGCTGTGCTGTTTGCTACTTTTGCGTCTGCTGACTTGTCAACCATTACATACAAGAATCTGACACCTTGATTATTACACCATTCTGCCAATTCTGTTGCTTCTGTTGATGTTTCATCCCATAAAGGCATAAATGACCAGAAATTTGAATTTGCATTGACACAATCTGACATACAATCTGTTAAAGTCTTTGCCGCACTTCCTTGTGATAACGTTCCGCTTGTTAATCCTAATACTGCGGAAATATCCGTTCCAGAAGCAGGGGCTTCTGCAAATGTAATTGTGCTTGCATCTCCTGTCGTTGGTGATGTAATAACAAATGCTTTTGCTTGTGAATCCCAAGTGCAAGTTGTGGAAGCTAATCCACTTGCTAATTTTGTCTGAATAGCACTTGCTACATCTGAATAACTTGTAGCACTTGAAAAATTCAAACTTGAACAAGTGATTGCTGTGCTGTTTACTGTAATCTTAAAAGCACCGTTTGTTATAGCTTTCAAATCATCTAACTTTGGTGCTTCTACACCACGTAAGAAAGCGGCTGTTGCACTATCTGCGAATCTGTAAAAGTATAATGTGTTAGGTTTCTTTGAAGCGTTACTATCAGCAAGGAAATAGTTTCCTGCCAATTTATATTCATTCGAACCTGTGCCAAAGTATTCTCCAACCGCTTTTTGATTGATAAAAGGCACGGCTACTCCTGTCGGCAATCGACTATTCTTTGAAAGAATCGTTCCGACAAACTCTAAACCTGATAATCCACCGCCAATTACTCTCGGTGTAATATCAACTAACTGTGAAGCAGGTATTGTCATATTATAACTCCGTTTCAAATCTTTCTAATTCTGCCGTGTTAAACCAATCTTGACTATCGCTAACGGCATCACAATAATCAATCTCAAAATCAACTGTCCATCGTTCAACCCACTCACGTTCTCCCGATATTCCAGTTAAATGTTTTGCGTCATCACAAGCTATCGGTTGTATTCCATATTGCTTTAAAAACGAACACAAAAACTCCGTTCTACTTACATTTATTATATCATTTGCACGGTCAAACGCAAAATCGCCATAAAAATCTATCTGCACGTTGATTCTATATGTCTGTTCGCTTTGCCATTTGTATGTTGTGTTTCCATCAACTGTTTTCTGAATCAATCTTTCTTTTGGCGTTCCATATCTAAAAGGATTCATTATTGTAAAAATGATATAATCATTTGTTGGTGGCAAAGGGACTCTGTTGTTATCGCCACAAACAATATGTGCTGGCTTGCAATCCGTAAATCTTTTAAGCATTTCACGAATACCTAACTGAACATTCTGTTTAAGTGTTGGCATTGTTTTCCTCGCTTTCTGGTGTTAGCTGTAATGCACCAATAAAATGACTCCAACCGCTTGTTTCATACCAATCTTCTGGCATACTTGTAACATAGTATATTTGCGAACCCCAAACAACTTTGTCGCCACCTCTTGCCATTGGTCGATTTAATCCGAATGTGTTTGCACTTACCCAAAACGCTTTATATACCGTGCTTTCATTATATTGATTTATGAATTTAATGTCTTCACTCGTCAATGGCTGAATTTGTGCCTGTATTTGATATGAAGCACCTTCGTTTGGAGTTGCTTCGCCATATTCATTGACAGTATAGCTTGAACGTGGTGTTATCGTTATTGTTTGGAATGGATTTATGCTGTTTATTGCACCACTTACAATTTCGTGTAAATTCATTTTACCTCCATTCTTACAGATTCTGCCATTTGTCCACTATCAATTAAAGGGTCATTAAATCCTTTTTGTTTAATCGTTGAAGGTCTGTTAGGTGGATAATCAAATTCAATAATACTATCACGAATATCATTTGCTACAACATCCCCTAAATCTAATGCAATTTTCTTTAAGTCAAGTGTAATTGGCGCACGGTCTTTTATAAAATTGTGCCACTTTCTAAATCTTCTGTCTGCTGTCCTACGCATAAAAGGTCTTGGTGGAACGTTTCTTTCTGGCACACCATATTCATTTCGTGCCGCTACCGTTGCAACGGGGATGGCTTCACGAACACCAAATCTTCTTGGCTTTCCTTTTGCGTTTAACGCATAGTAAGGTTTGTCATTTGCTTCATACATATCTTGCCAAAATCCGACATTTAAAGTTGCTTCGGTGTTTTTAATAACATCGAATAAATCTTTATCGTCAAATTTTACCGTCATTTTTAACATTCTGGCACATAGAATCCTGACATATATTTACGAACCAACTGCCAAAACAACAAACCATATTGCGTTTGCCCAAAATAGTTTTGTCCTAGCCTTCCCAAGTTTGCATAACCGACAGATACACTTCCTTCGTGTGCGTTTGATATAGCACCAACTGCGTCATTCCCTCGATTCTGCAAACAAGCAATATGTGCTGTCAAAAGATACAACAAGTCTTTTCTTTCTTCAACACAATGAATAATAGAGCAGGGAGTGTTGCTTATAATATGACAAGCTAGATTAAAGTATAACGTTGCTTTATTTTCCGTTACATTTAACTCTGGATAAGTTCCAATAAACTCATTATAATTAAAAACAACAATCCCTGACATTTCAACCTCTATTCTTTTTTAGCTTCGTGTGTTTCGCCTTCTGTTTTTGAAGCCTGCTCAAATCCTAGCTTTTCGCCATTATTTGTGCGTTCTACTGCTTCTTCTTCGGCTTCCTCTTTGCTTTCTTTTGCAAAGATTACTCGGTTTTCGATGAAGTCGCAAGCTGAATACTTCTTCAAAATAGCTTCCCACACTTCTTTTTCAATAACAGTTTCGCCAAATTTTCCAGCGATTAACGGCTGTCCATCGATAGCTCTTACATTCCAAGAATAAGGAACACCTTTTAAAACAACTCTTACTTCCTTTCCATTTACGATTGGATTTAAGACTTGTCCCATCGGAATACCGCAACATACAACTACGGTGTCCGCTTGTTTCTTTTGTTCTTCAATCTTTTCTTGAATGTCTGCTTGCTTTGCTTCCAAATTGTCCGCATTGCCTTTTTCTTCAAGAACTTTACTCGTTTCTACTGTATTTTGCTTTTTAACCATAATTTTCCTCCGTTTTAAGTTAAATACCTGTCATTGTTGTAATGAAAATTGGGCGATAAATAATCGCACCGTATGTGCCTGCTGTGAATTTTTGTCTGTAAGAAGACAAATCAGGAACGATACGACCTGCAATCAATTTTTCGCTGAATGCCAATTCACCAGTTTTTTGACCGCCAATATCTTCGGCAATCAACTGAACTTTCTTTGTGGCATCGTCATATTCTGGGGCGATAACAACTTCCAAATTGATGAAAGAACGTTTAATCATTCCCAAAACTGTTTCTGTTCCCAAAGCGTTCTGTTGTGCCAAGTATGCGTAAATAGACGGACCGACAACCAACTTATATTTCGTTGTCATATTGACGTGTCCACCACAACGTGTTGACATATCAGCCATCATTGCAACAATATCTGCATAGATTTCTGCACCTGTCTTTGTTGCCCAAGTTGTATATCCGCTTGCACCTGTTGCCGCAACAACAGCATTTGGCAAGTTTGGTGCATTCAAGATACCATAGTTTTCTAAACCTGCAACACCTGACATATAGAAGCGGTTTGCGTCAACTGCAATAACATTTGCGGCTGATGTTTGTTTATCAGAAAGCAAGTTGATTTTTGCTTTTGCTGTTTCTGCTTCTTCTTGTTCACCATATTCAATGATTGTTTCGAACAGGTATTGCTCACGAGGGATGTAGTTGTAGTTTACATCGGCTTTACCATTGTTTGAATAATCTGAATAAGGTTGTGTGTAACCAGTTCCTTCACGCATACGGAATTTACGAATCAAGTCTGCACGAGTGCCTGCTTTGAATTCTGTAAAGATTTCCGTTGCGGCTCTTTTTTCCAACAAAACATCAATGGCTTTGTTGTCAAAGTATGTCAAAAATTCAACTGGAACACCCATATTTGGTGTTGTAATCATTGCGGCATCCATTGCGGACAATGCTTCGTTTGAATCACAAACCATCTTGTATTCATCTAAAACAAAACCGTGTGCTTTGCAATCATCTTTTGTATATTTCGTCATTGTTCTTTCTCCTTATTTCACGTTTGAAGCAATAACAACAGAACCACTTACACCAGCGGTGTTGTTTGCTAATGAAACGATTGTCCAATCTGTTTCAGTTGCACCTGATACAGATGTTCCTGACGTTCCGCAAGTGATAGCACCTGTTGTGTTATTCACAAACAATTTTTTACCAACAGAGGCTGTGTCTGTCGTTTTAACGTAAACATCGCCCCAAACAATAACATCACATTTACGACCTGCTGGCACTTGCAATGTTGCGCTAGCGTCTGTTGCCAATTTGACATCTTGAACGAGCTTTACAATGCCTGTCGGTTTACCTGATTGTGATGCTTTCTTTGCTACTGCAACGCCATTTGTATCGGTTACCCATACAAAGTCGCCTGCATAGATTGTTTCGCCTTCATAAACTGTCGGAGTTGTCGGAGTGTAATGGGGAATTTGTCCATTCGCCAATTCGCCTTGAACACCGAAAGTTGGTCTGCGATTCATAGTTCCTTGAAAAGCCATTTTCTTTTCTCCTTATAAATTAAACACGAATGTCTTTAAAACATTCCTCATTACTTCCACTCACGGGGGAAGCGTCCATCGTTAGCTTGCTTTTACCTGCTAAATAGCCTGTCAAAGCGTCCTTATAACTAACAATCTCGTTTACTGGCAAGCCTTCTTTTTCGCAAGCCAATTTGTAAATATCACTGCAAGAATCAAAAGCCATTACATTGATTTCGCCTACAATGGATTCGACCGACTTGCGTGCTTCTTCACGGGCTTTAAAGTCTGCGATTACTTCTTCACGCACTTGTGCTTTAATTGTGTCAATGTCCATTGTCAAAGCAGAATCTTTTGTGCATTTATCTTCCGCTTCTTTTTCTTCTTTTTTCTTTTCATCTGCTTTCTTTGTGCCTTCCGATTCGTGTTCTGAATCTAACTTTTTAGGCTCGGATTTTTCTTTTTCTTCGCCATAATCAACACCTTCGGCAAACGCTTTTTTCTCTTTGCCTTCGATGTCTTTTTCGTCCTTTGCTTTCTTTTCTTCGGCAAGGGCTTCTTTATCTTCTGTCATTTTAGACTCCTTTGTTTCGGCTTTTTCTTCCCCTGCCGTTTCGGGTTTATCCTGCTCATCAGGAATTGCTTTGTCATTTGCTAACTTATATCCTAACTCAATTTGATGTTTTGCATATTCTTCGACATCTTCTACTTTATCATTCAGTAAAGGCATAAGTTTTCCGTTCATATAAGAACGAACCTCTCCACTTTCTCTTAAAACAACTTTTGAATTGCCACGAGTAAACGTTAAATGCTTGCCAAGTCCGTCATTTTTCCAATTAAACTGCGACTTTTTAGGGCTTTCTTCACTTATATCTTCTTTATGCACCTCTGCAATAACTGTATTGTTTCCGTCTTTGTCTTTGTGTGCAATGGTATATCCTTTATCTGCTTTCTTTGCTTGTTCTTGCCAATCATCTTCTTTGCTTCCAGAACCACCAAATTCACTGTCAATAATCTTTTTTGCTAGTTCTTCTGCTTTGTCAGCTTCTGCCTCTGTTGTATAGAAAGTATCGCCATTATCGAATTTCTTTCCCTCTGGAGCATAAATCCACATTGATACATATTTACCCTCTTTTATGGCGTCTACCTTCGCACCATTATGTTCAAAAGAAGCACGCATTGATTTTTCTCCTGCGGCATTTTTGTATTCTGAAAATTCCATTTTTGAACCAGATGAACCTTCACCACCTTTATTTGTAAATTGTCCATTCTTTGCTCTCGGATGTTCTGATTCAATAAATTCATCTTCTGTAATATCTGTCATAGTATTTCCCTTTTCTTCAAAAACTGGCTTTGAATCCGCAACAACAACATCGTGTCCTGCTCTGCCTTCTTTAACCAACGCAACGTGATTTCCTACAATATCGGTCATCACAAAATCATAGTGCTGTCCGTGCCATTCGCCTGACTTTTTAACTGGCGTGTATCTATACCCACAAGACAGTTCCTTTTTATTTCCATTCAAAATGTTGTCAATATCCGTCTTGTCATAAACCATTAAACTGTTTGTCAAATATGGTGCTTTGTATTCTGCACGGTCGCCAAGACTTCCGACAATTCTTTCCTTTGGCACATCATCAACTGCAACTTCTATATGCTCACGAGTCAATGGCAAGTTATTAAATGTGTCTGCCGCTTTTGCCAATTCTGCTTCTGGACGATACACATAATATATTGTCTTTGAATCCAATCCAAATTCACGCCAATTTGGTATTTCCGAACCATAATAAGGCGCAACTTGTTCCTTTGTGATGTTGCAAGACTTTACCTTTAAAAAGCCGTTCTTATCGACTTTTCTATTACTTGCACTAATTGTAATGTTATCATAAACTAGCATTTTTCTATCCTTATATTTCAATCATACACCATTTAAAAATGTCTGTCAAATTACGGCTCTTTATATCCATAAGCAATAAAAACTTCATAATCTGTCGGGTCGTATTTATGCTTCCTTTTAAAAGAAGCTCTCAAAGAGTTTAATTTCTTTGACACAAATCTGCAATTTTCTGGGCAATAATCCCCACAACTGTTTATTCTGTCAATAGTCTTTGTTTTGTCATATCCGTGCGAATAAGCAAAATCAAAAAACGATTTAATGTCTTTTTGCCACTCATCGCAAATCTTTATTCCTTTTGCGCCATAGTATTTATAACCATTGCAATTTTTATGATAGCAACGATGAAAAATAGAATTGTATATATTATAAAGTCTTTCATCTTTTGAAGAAAATCCGTGTGTTGTAAATTGATTCTTTCTATTGCAACCACAAGATTTTGTATGTCCTGTTGATAAATAAGTTCCTTTAACAATTACTTCATTTCCACAATCACACTTGCAACGATATAATTTGTAGTTCTTTTCATCTTTTCCAATGCACTCAATAATAGTTAGTTTTCCATATTTTCCAGTTAAACCGTCATATCTTGCGCTATTATAACAACCACAAGACTTTGTTCTGCCACTCGTTATCTTATTTGTTGGCAAGATTGTATATTTCCCACACTTGCATTGACAAAGCCATAAGGATTCATTCCTTTTGTTTTTACCATTATAAGATATTACTTTTAACCAATGAAAAGTTTTACCTGTCAAATCATTTTGCATTAAAACCTCACTAATCGCTTATAAAATACTTGCTTTTCAACTTCTTTGTGTAAATCTTCGTCAAACTCTTGCAATACTGGCGTAAAGTCGCACTTACAATTATAACGAAAACTAGGCTGTATAAGCTCACCAGTTCCTACTTCTGGACAGCCTGTTCTTATGTCAAACAACATTCCGTCCATTTGTATATGATTCTCACGAGGTTCTTTTGATAAATATGTATATTTCCATTTTCCAAAGTAAACCTTGTTTGATTGACATATTCCTGCCTTTATTAAAGATGTCGTTTTGTGTGTTTGGTCGTCTGCAATGGTCTTTACTCGTCTTTCAACAATTCCATTGCGCTTTTCAATTTCATCACGCAAGCGTTCTTTACTCCAAGAATACATTAAAGAAAGCAACGCTATTTCCTTTATTCCTATAAAATACTTTTCTGGAATACTTTTAATCAATTCAACATTTTCAATTCTTACTTGATTTAACACATCTTGCGGTGTCGGTCGCATTTTGCGCCCTGCTTCCTTAAATGCTAAACTCATTCCTGTTTCTGTATGTCTTTGAACCGATTTAACGAACCATTCGGCAATACGTTCTGCATCTTTACCAAATATCTTATCCCATTGCTTTACACGCTTACGAATAGCCATAGCCATTTCATAAGCTGTTCTGTTTCCATAATCTGCAAGAACCCAATATAAAACGGAAGCTGACATTGCTTTGACTAGCTTGTCCAACTTCTTTCGATATTCTTTTTCAACGCCCTTGTTAGGTGGCACTCGCTTTAATTCTCTCATAATTAAAGACTAGCACCATTTTAATTGCCTGTCAAATTAAAAAAAAGGGCTGTTTTCACAACCCTTTTTAACCTTAAATATAACGAATAAGAGTGTAATCTTATTCCCTAAACGCTTTTATTATAGCATACTATAAATCATTGTCAAGTAAAAAAAGAGGGCAACCTTTCGATTGCCCACATTTCCCGCTATTCCATATAAACTATTCCTGTGATAAGTAGTTTTCATAATTTTATTATAGCATACTATAAATCATTGTCAAGTATTTTTTAAAATAAAGTTCCTTGTCTTTGTTCTTCTTCTAACCTTTTACAACTTGCTTCCCAATAGTCCTTATCACGCTCTATGCATATAAACCTACGCTTTAACCTATGGCAAGCAATAGATGTTGTGCCACTTCCTGAAAAGCAATCTAATACTAGGTCATTTTCATTTGACGCTTTTTGTATAAGAACACCAAACATATCAACTGGCTTTTGTGTTGGATGCAATTCATTTCCTGTTTTCGCAAAGTTCAACACGTTTGCTATTCTGTTCCCATTTAGCTTTTTGTTTTCGTTGCAGAAGATGCACATTTCATACTTTGGAGCATAATCACAATAAAGGTCGCCACTTCCAAAATTATTTTTGTTCCAAATAAGTATATTTTTTATTTTTTTTACTTTTTCTATTTCTTGTTTGAAAATATCCACATTGTGCCAACTACAAAACACATACCATATTGCATCATCCTTTGAAACTCTTTTCAATTCTTTTAGGAAACTAGGAAGCCAATCAAGATTGTTGTCGTCTTGTATTTTTTCATACTTTTGCTCTCTCCTTCCCGATTGATAATCCATCCCGTATGGTGGGTCGGTCAATACAAGGTCAATGCACTTGTCTGGCAACTGCTTTAAGATGTCCATACAATCTGCATTGATTATTTTGTTTTCTAAATCGTCTACATTTAACATTTTTTTAACCCTTCTTTTTGTTATTACCGTTGTTATTTTATCGCATATTTTTACAATGTCAACAACTTTTTAAAATAATTCATTATTTATAGCCTCTGACGCTTCATCCCAACCCATAGCAACTTTCAAAGGCTGTTTTCTATATGCTATATTCAAAGCAATCGTCATACAATCGACAATATCATCGTGTGCGTGGCTATCATCTGCCGTGAATGCTACCGATTCATTTATTACTTTTCGGCTCATTTCAAAGTCCTTGCTCATAGGCAAATATAATAAACCACTTTCAATATAAGGAGAAACGTCCATTACTCGTGTCAATTTGTCTTTTTCTGGCTCATAAGGGATAACTGGCACACCTTTATGCTTTATGCTCTGAATTAAACCTGTTCCGCTTGCTTTGTCTTCAATATATGCACCATTTGGCTTGCAATAGTTTATTCCATTGCGCCATTTATTCCAAAACGCTATAAATTGACGTTCCAAGTCTGGTGCTTCCCACTTCCCGTGTAATAAGTCTATCAAATAAAGGTCATTTCTGTCGGTCATTCCCCAAAGTCCAATGGCTGTATAGTCGTTGGCTTGTTTTACCTTTAATGCCGTGTCTGCTGTTATATATAGACGTGTAAAGTTTGTGTTCTGATATGTAGGATAGAATCTGAACCATTCTTCACGGATAACTGTGCCACCAAGCACGATTGGCTCTTGTTGATATTGCGAATAGAACAAAAACGGATTATTCTCACGCATTTTGACAAGTTTATGGGCAGGGAATTTATCTTCCCAAATCGACTCGTCTTTTTCGTTTAATGTCGGTATGATAAGAAATTCCCAATCCTCTGATTCGTTTTCTTGAATCCAACCGATTAAATCGTCCTTTGCCAATCTTTGTGCAATAATGACAATAGGCGTTCTGGGGTTATTTAAACGACTTTTAAGCGTATTTGTGTAAATATCAATAACGTTTTGCTTTTCTGTGGCTGATTTAAAGTTGTCTGCCTTTAAAAAGTCGTCAATGATTAAAGCACCGCCAAACTCCGACTCGGCAACACCTGCACCAAACCCTGTCAAAGTTCCCTGTAACGAGCTAGCTCTAAACTCGCCACCACCGTCAATTTTCCATAAGTCTTTTGCCGTTGTGTCCTTTACGCATTTCAAATTGAATAGCTTTGTAAATAGTTCGCTTTCTATAATGGCTTTGCTTTGTCCAGAAAACTTCAAAACTAACTTATCGCCATAAGATGTCATAATAAAGTTGCAAGCCTTATTTATTGCATAACTCCAACAAATAAAGTATTGCATAATCTGCGACTTTCCTGAACGTGGACAAACTCCGATATATAAATTACGCTTTTCAGACCTTTCAAATACAATGTCTTCTATTTTCTGTATTATTTCATCGTGGAACGGCTTAAATATAAACTGTCGTCTGAATATGTAATAATGAAAAACGGATATAAAGCATTTAAGGCTTGTTTTTAACAATGCGCCTGATTCTTTTGGATTGTCCATAATCCATTTAATTGTGTCTTGATTGACTTCAAGCACCTAACATTTCCTTTAACTGTTTTATCTTTTCTATGTCAAAATCTTGCGTTACGGATATTGACCCACCATTTGCACCAGTAACCTCTTGATGTGTTGTGTCAATCCAACCGTGATTTTTAAGCCAAAATATAGCACCTGTTGAATTTCCAGTTGTTAGTTGCTTTTCTGCATATTCTTCAATTCTAGTGATTGCTCTATTTATTATGTGAGAAAAGTTTGGCTTGTTATACTTGTAATCATATAGGCTACGTCTATCTGCAAAGCCAAGATATAAAGCCAACCCTGCAACTGTGGGTGGATTATACTGAATAGCAAGTGTTCCATTCTTACCTTTGGCAGGTCGACCGTCTTCATCTTTTAAGATAACTGTTTTACATTGTGTTGCAAAATACTTGTCAATTTTCTTTTGCATATCCTCTGGCGATTGATACATAGCAGGGCAACCTGTATCATATTTTCCGTCTGGTCTTTTCTTTAATGGCATTTTTCCTCCTGTTTTTGTTTATTCGTCTTTTGTCGAATTTTTATCTATTCCCAAATCTTTCGATATTAAATCAATAAAACTATCCGAAATCTGTCCACTTTCAACGGCATCAAGAACAATTTTTGCTTCCAACGCTTCTTGAATGTCATTCTTGTCCTTTGGCAAGATTTCAATAATGTCCTTATCCATTTTTTGCCTCCATATATGCTTTTGTTAAAAGTTCGCCAATTTTTTGAGCAACTTCACGAGGGGGTTTGTTGTTTTTGTATTCACTATATCCCTCTGCAATAAAATCTGAAAAGTTTGTAGAACCATATTTTGATAATTTAGTTCCTATTTCGTCTTTTTGCCACAAATCATCATAGAACCGTTTTAATTCTTTATAAGATTGTGCGTTTTGGTTCTTTTCAAGAATATATCTTTCGATTGCGTGTCCAAATTCGTGGTCTGCTGTTGCTTTTATGTTATCGCATTTTGGTGGGTGAAAGCCGCTTTCTGCCGCATACTCTTGCATAAGTTTGAAATGACCTTTATTTATGACATTCTCGTTAAACCTTATATGCCCCTTTTTGCTTTCCATATCCCAAGAAAAGTGCGCTGTTTCGTTTCCTGCTTTTATTTGTGCCGCTTTCTTTATTCTTCTTTCAACGATATTTCTAACTCGTTTTCTAAATTCTTCAACACTTCCAAATTGTCGAGCAATCCCCTCTTCACCCATAGACTTAAAATAGCTATCCTCTGTCGCTTTTATCGTGGATTCAACTTTTTCCTTGTTATCAATTAAAGCGTTTTTTTGGTCTTCTTTACTCATTGCTTGTATTGAACCAACACCAACAACAACATCAGCAACATCTTCAAATTCTTTAAAGTTTTCTGATAATGCACCTTTTATTTCTGTGGCTGTTTCTTTACTTATTTTCCCAAAACTTGCTTTTTCAAGCATTTTTCTTATTTTTTCTGGTCTTTCTGCTTTCTTTTTTGCTTCTTCTTCATTGTGCCTTTTAATGAACTCTTTTTCTATTGCTTCCATTTCTTCTGCAACATCTTTATCTGGATTGTTTGAATCGTATTTGTCCATCAATTCGGCATATCTTTCATTTATCTCTTGCTCTGTTTTGTTTGATAAATCAAATTTCTTTCCGCTATCAGACTTTTCTTCTTTTTGTGTTTCCTTTTCTTGTCCACTTGTATTTACAAAGACATTGTTTTTGTTTGCACGTTTTTCACGTTCTGTTAAAACGTCATCATACTCGTCTTGCAATTCTTTTAATTGCTTTTGAATATCTTTGTATTCTTCTGAATCTTTTTCTGCTTCACGACCTTTTCTTAAAAGTTCCATTGCTTTTTTAGAGTATTCTGCGTGGCGTTGTGCAATTTCTTCGTCTGTCATACTTGAAGCATCTGACTTTTTATCAGGCTCTTTTTGTTCCGATTCGTCTTTCTTTTCTGGCTCGTCTTTCTTTTCTTCTGGCTTTTTGTCCTTTTTGTCGTCTTTCTTTAATTCTTCAACAGCTTCTTCGGGCGTTTCGCCATCTTCAAGGTAGATATGCCGACCTTTTCTGCCTTCATCATCTTCACCATTTTCGCCTTTTTTGCGTGCGCCTATTGTAATCCAACGACCGTCTTCGGTTAAATATCCGTCCATAGCCATATCTTGTGCTGGCTTGTCATCTTTTTCGTCTTTTTCTTCGTTCACCTGTTCTAATGGCTGTTGTTGTGGCTCTGGTAAATCATCAACATCTATGTCATTGTAACCGCTATATCTATCCATTGCCAAACGTTTACGACATTCTTCTTGACTTAAAACGCCTCTATCAATATAGATGGCATCCCTATCTGCTTGCGCTTTATTCAAATCAGCACGTTCTTTGTCGTCCATATCCCACAAAGACGGAAATTTGAACAACAATTTTTCATCTGGCTCTAAACCACGATTTAATTGTAAAATCTTTATAATCTTTTCATAAGGTGTGGTAAATACTTTTTCTTGTAAAGAATGAATATAGGCATAATATGTCCGTAATTGTTCTTGACTTGAAGCATTTAATCCACCCTCGCCCTCGCCAATGTATATGATTTTTGGAATACGCCAAATAGCGGTCAATAAGTTTAACGACATTTTTACAATATCTGCAATACCGCCAAGAGGTGTGTTTAACTGCAAAAGTTGTTCTGTTTCTTTATCAAACACAAGAGTTCCGTTGTTTGTTTTGAATTTGTTTAACGCTTTCACACGATTTACCAAATCAAACCACGAACCATTCTGTTGCAACGCTTGCGCCATATCCGTTCCAAAACACGTCAAACTAAACTTATTCAATAATTCTTGTGCGGATTCTCTATTTGCTACAAAGTGGGCGACATAATCCAACGCAAGCTGTGCCTGTGGGATTCCAAAGAAGTTATAAGCAGGCTTCAACAATAACGGTGCGTCATTTTCTGCAATATATAAGAATCGACTTGCGTGGTATCTTTTACCCAAAATATAATACCATTCTGGATTGAAAAAATGCTCGTCTGTCGGGTCGGTGGTGTTATAATCACCTGCCGCAATGTTTACTGGCTCAATTACCTTAAATCCACGCAAACTGCCTTCATTGAATGTTCTTTTATCCAATGTCAACGGCTTCATCTTTTGTTCGTCTGACAAGTTGCCGACATCAATATAAACCAAACAACCACCAAAGAAACCATCTTTTAATTGTGCATTATTCATTGTTTCTTTGACTTTGAATTTTACCATATCAGCATTCAAATCATTGATAAGTTTTTCGCCTTTTTCGTTGTCATCTTCATCATAATACAACTCAATAGGTTTTCTCGTCATATCATCTGCAACAGCTTCAACACCTGCACGAATCAATGCTTCTTGCGCAACGTTTGACAATAAAGAATATCCAACAAAAGCAGGAAACGCTGTAAACGTTGAATCATTATTAAATCTTGATAATACATTTCTGATACAGGCATCCATTGCCAAGTATCTTTTGCCCTCTGGTGTGTCCTTTTGTGGAATTCCTAATGTAACAGGTGGTGCATACATATCCTGAACAAGCGTCCTTTTGTGTTCGGATAGCTTTACAATCATTGGGCGTGTGTCGGCAATAGTTAAATTATCTGCATTTGTCATTTTTCATTGTCCTTTAAAATTGTCTTTTTCTTCATTATACGTCCTATACAAAATTCTGTCAATTCGTTATTTATACGTCTGTTCTAATTTTCTGTATGCTATATGTATTGCGTCTTTTTGTTCTTTTAAAGCCCTTGCTTCCAGTTGGTCGGCAATTACACGCAAACGTGCCGCCTTTTCTAATTGTAATTCTTGATGAAATTCTTTGTTAAATTCTTCTGCCGATTCTCCCTCTGTCGGTTTAAAACGCTTACGAACCGCATTGACACAATCTTCTTCAAGTGTTTTCAAATTAAAACTTTCTTCTATGTCAAACAGGCTTTCTTGCATTTATCCTCCGTTCTGCCTCTTTTTGAACCTTTATTGGCTCTATTTCTGCGCATTCGCACCAAATCAATAAACTATCTTTCCATATACCCTTGCCTAGACAAAAATTGCGTGCTGTATTGAATCTATAACCACCGTATTTGCTACTACTCAAATCATTCAACGCACGCAAAATAATGGCATTGCCTAACCTTCTTAAAAATAAACATACATTTTCATCTCCGTCCAACTTCTTTTCCCCTTATTAAAGTTAAACTGTGTGGCATAGGTCATCGTCTGTCTTACTCGTTTGTATAGTTAAATAATAAAAAGGAGTGCTTTTATTCGCCACGTTTATTCAAGCTACCTATTTAAATCAATTTTAACAGTTATTTTTACTCTGTCAATACTTTTTTACTCTCTTAAATGCTGTTTTAATTCTTTTATGTGCTTTGACAAATTGCGTCCACTAACTGCAATTATACAACCGCCACCAATAACAACACCTGTTGCGCTTCCTAAACATTCATAAAACAAACCTTTTGTGTCGTATTTAGTAAAATACCAAGCTAAAATACACGAACCAACAATGGCTGTTCCTGCTAACACACAATGAAACAAATCACACGCACAATTTTTAATATCTTTCTTTACTTCACTTTTCATACTTGCACTTCCTATTAAATATCTTTTCAATTTCATCTAATACATCATCTGCACCATCTGCCGTGCTAATGCAACCTGTCTGGCTTTCACGCAACGGCTCTCCGTGCCATAACTTGCAATCATCAACCTTGATTTTATTTTGTATTCCCTTTCCAAGAAAATTTACATACACACTTCTAAAAAGAACACCACTATCCTGTTTTTCGAATTTCTGAACATACCAACGAATAGCTTGAACGCTTTTTCTGTCATATAAAATAGGACAATGAACCCCATAATCGTTCTTTTCTGCTCGTCCATAATCAATTACAGTTTGTTCTAATACAACAAGTGTATTATTATTTACTTTCTGCCACCTTGATGGATTTTCGATATAAACAAGTTCGCCACGATAATAATATGGATATTCTTTTGCATTAAACCGTTTCATCATAAAAAAATCATCATTCATAAATAAAAACTTTTGAATCTGCGTATTCTGTGTAAATCTGTAAAGTTTGCTCAATACGCATTTTTCTGGCTTTCCGTAATTACTATCGCTTGCTTTTATATGCTCAACATTCTGCACCCAATCAGGCAATTCATCTGTTATAATATACACCTTTGTCAAATCTTTACAGTTTTTTGCAAGACTTCGCAACGATAAACGCAACTCACGTTCCGACTTTCGTCTGCTTTTATCTGTCAATACATATACCGCACACGTCATTTCACTTTTCCTTTATATTCGACAAACTTGACAACATTGATTTTTTTTAAACCATCACCCCCATCAAAATACTTCCTGCATATATTCATTATTGCGATAAGGGATTCATTCATATCTTTTTTACTTTGACCGATAGAACCTGTATGAACTTCAATCAAATCCAAACAAAACTCTGCTTCTTCAAGTCGTTTTTCTAGTTCTTTCTTTTTTTGTAATAACTCACTGTATGACTTTTCTGTATGCCACGTTCCATTCTTTGGATTCTTTTTCTTTTTAGGCAACAAATCTTTAATTTCTAACTTAACTATTTTCATTTTTCCTCCTTATGATGATAAGTTCCATCTTTCTGCTTTTCCCAAACACGAGCTTTATTCTTTTTCATTTTCTTTTTGACTTCACGAATAACAGAATCATAACATCTAGCTTCTACCATTCCGCAAAAATATCCACCAAGATGGCTATTAAAACGATTCTTTAAAATCCGTGAAACAATATAAACGTCTGCAAACTCTTTATTCATACCTTCAATGTCGTCTTTGTAAAAACATTCAAAGATTTCCGTCAATTCTTCTTCCAACTTGACAAGCTGTTTTTCCATAGTCAAATCAGGAAACGCCTGAATAGACCACTCAACAATTTCTGTATCAATATCTTTTTTCATTTTAACTCCTTTGTTTTTTTAATTCTAAATCCACATCAAAATACTTATCTAAAAACTTTTTTGCCATATAATCAATGCAATATCCTTTTTTATGACAAGCTTCACATAATTCAAAATGACCACAACCTTTTTCTGCCAATGGCGATATACAATTCATAGCAAGTATTTGTGATTCACTCAATGCCTTTGCCCACTGTAGAATTATATCATCAACTTTCGATTGATACTCTTGTGCGTTTGCTAATGCAATATACGCTTCACGCTGTGTCGTCAATGTTTCTTTTTCTGTCATTTTGCACACCACTTATTCAAATAGTCCATTGCCTTATGATAGCCGTTCTTTTCTGCATAGTGCTTTATGACTTCATTGGCTTCCTGCAACTGCTGTTCCAGTATGTGCATTTTTTGCACTGACTTATCATATCTTTCCTGAACAACATTATCAGTAAACAACATTGAATGTATTTGTTCCTTTAACGAGTCTATTTCTTTCTTTAATGATTGATATTCATCATAGCTAGGAACTTCATCTATAACATCAATCTTTTCTGAATCTTGAACATATCTGAACTTTTCCATATCATA